GTGTGCTGCTGGAGAACGTGAGGTCGGCAAAGTCGGTCAGGGCCGTAGTTCCCGAGGTAGTCGGGGTCACGTTAGTCAGTGTTCCGCCGCCTGCTGAGTAGCCTGTGCCGCTGATCTCGTTACTGGTCGTATACGCCGTGGTCGCCGCATTAAAACTAGCGGAGTTGGTGTACATCGCCAGCTTATATGTGTCGCCAGAGCTATTTGTAAAATCGTGTTTCGCCTGGAGCAGTTCCTGCTTAAAAGACGTACACATGAAGTTTCCTGAAAAGGCCATGTCATAATCTCCTGATAAGTTCAGCCAAGTCTTTGTGCCCTGCATCAAGCAAAGCGTTGTTAACAGTAGTTCTGTCACTTTGAACGGCTTCTTTCATATAAAAGACAAGAACCGCTCTCATATGCTCCTTATACGCTATCGCTTGATCCCTGATAGCGGGCGGTGCCGTATCAGAAACGCTGAGAAGCTTGTCTAAGCACCGTTCGGCAACCTCTTCAGGAGTGAAGCCACGATGTTGGGTAGTCTGAACTTCGACTATGCCCGGTGATAGTGTAACTCCTTCAAAGTTCATTGTTTAGGTCTTATAACCATGCCGGTCATGTATTGGTCAGTTACTTCTTTAGATTCTCCAAACTGCTTCATTCCAATCAGGGCATTTTGCAGTTGAGAGGCGTACAAGCCCAAAACATCCTGCTCCCCTTTCATAAACGTGTACGCTTCTAAAAGGCTGCCGTACAACATTGCCAGAGGAGCATTTTCACTAAGCCACGACTGACTTGTGTCGCTCAAGCTGGTCAAGCTGGCAGGCCGATAGTAATAGTGTAGCTCTGCCGTCAAAGCGGCATCTGGAGTAGGCGCCAAAATAAAATTACTGCTATCAAACATCGCATAGTATTTGGGCGTCCCCGTGGTGCTACTGTTGGGGTTAAACGTCTGCAAGAAGTTAACGTCTTTGTACTCAACAAAGATTTTGGACGAGGAAACTTCAAAAGAAAGCGAAAACGGAGCTAAAAAGTCAGACGGGCAATCCAAAAATTGATTGGACACGGTGGAAGTTCCGGTCACATTTTTACGGAACTCTGAAAGCTGTACATTTTTAAGAATGCGCTCTTCAGCATTACGAATAAACACAGGGAGATTGTTGGTAAACGTCGTTTCGTCGTTTTCCGTGTAATCTTTTATAGCCTGTTTTAATTCACCGTAAGTAAAGCTCATGTCGTTGTCACCGTAACAGACCCTACGGAACCCTCCAGGGCATCCGTATTTGTCAATTCAGAGGGTAGTTGCGCCACCCCAGCTGTAGCCCAATTACCATTCCCCAAGTAACGAATACTGTTCGTTGTTTTGACTAAAAAAGCACTGGTTGGGTTTTCGGGCTGCGGTCTAGGATTCAAAAGAGCCTGCGGATCAACAGCCTTCCTGCGGGGCTCTAATTGTGGCTGCTTTGGCTCATATTCATCAGGACCAACCAACATGCCGGTCCACTCACGTTTCATCTCGTTAAGCTTGTAGCGAAACCCGGAACGATCTGATATCCCGTAAGCGAACTTCCCATTAGCAAACCTAGCCATTACAGCACCCTTGAGTAAGCCATAGAGGGCTGTATATTGAAAGAAGACCTATCCCTATCCTCAGAAGCCGCCCGGTCAAACTCCTCTTCATACACGGCTTTTAGAAGTTGAACTCTTTCTGGGGCTCGTTTCATGGCCAAGTAATACGCTAAACCCGCAGCCAAACACGGGTAAAACCGGAAAGGCAGGTCCATAGTGTTTGTAAAGGTGTCGGCATCGTCCATACGAACAAGTTTGTCAATAATCACCGTATCGGTGCTGTTTTCGGGCACAGGCCACAGCTTCAAAACGGGATTTATTTGCCGGTCTACAAAAAACTGAGAAGGTCGCGCTTTGGTGGTTTTGGTAGGTATATTGATGTAATCACCTCTACTAATCCTTTCCAGCGCAAAATCGGTGCCACTTCTTCGTATAACCGCGTCCAACACATCAATGGTAGACGCTCCAAGCGTATATTCAGCAGTGCCCTCCGTGAGAGAAACCGTTGTTTGATCAATAGTCCATTGATTCAATCCCCGGTTTGCCCAATCCGCCAACATCAAGTTCAACGATCTTTTTGCAGTTTTGAGATCATAGCCCGTGCGGACCTCTAGCCCGCAGCGTTCATAGGCTTCTTCGATGTAATCACTTACATCAAGCTCAAAATCCGTTGAACTAGAAGTAGTCATGTCACTCCACCCCCTCCGAATACAGATTATCAAACGTTATGTTTGGGTCTGTATAACTACTGTGCCCTTCTGCCGTGTGTGTATATTGGCTGGGCGTAAAGTCAGGCGCACCGTCTCCTGTGTTCCATAACGCGGGCGAAGTAGCTCTTACCCGATTATTTGGTAATGCCACCATATTACCTGCCCACGGACCCTCTGTCAGATATAACAAATGGCTTTGTTTATGCTGATCTGGAGAATCTGCAATAGTGTTGCCGGTATAATCTATAGTCATGACATACCGGGCCTCGTAAAACTCATGATTGACCTTGGCAATCCAAGGGCTTGAGCTAACGCGATCTATAACAATTACACTGTGATCAATAGACTCACAGTCCCATGGCTGACAAAGATGGTCCTCCATCCTGTCTGGCCAATCATCTAAAGGCACATCAGCTACCAATGCTTGTATTGGCATACGTGCCCACATTGCTCCTCCGTGGACGTTTGACTCAACGTCATCGGAAGTGTCTGTAATTCCAGTAAAAACCACTTGAAAACTCAAGGATCGGTCTGGAATTGTATTTACCGCTATAGCAAGCGCATGTAAAAACTCACCATGATATCGTTGGTGGTCACATGTAAATTCTTTACGCACCCAGCATTTAAAATACGGGATGTTGCTTATTAAATGGGACACTAATCATCCGCCCGTAGGCTTCTTTTTCTTCATTAGTGCGCCACCCTTGGCTTTTTTGACAGCACCGCCTTTAGTTTTTTTCATTAAATCTTTAGCGCCTTTGCCGTCAGCCGCAAATTTTGGAACTTTTTTGCCACCAACTTCGGTCATTTCAAGACCGCCACCGTTTTTCATACCGGGTGGCTTCATTGCCGCACCGCCTTTAGACTTCTTCATGGCGTTGCCTTTGGACCTTTTGGAGGATTTGTGTCCTCCATTTCCTAAATTAACTCTACTTCCTGGCATTTTACTTCTCCTATGTGTAACGAGTTTTTTTACGACGTTCCGATAGAACTGCTCCGCAGCCCCTATGATTTTTACGATTTTTGCCGCCTATTTCGCCGCCCCTTGACGCTTTAGTAACTTTCGCTGTCTTGGTATTGGCTACTACGGTTTTACCTTGTGCGCCTTCTTTTTTCTTTTTACGCGCCGTGGCGGCACGTTCCGATTTACTCAGGCTATTAGCTTTAGAACGAGGAAGGCAACGATCTGGACGTTTTTTATTTTTAGATGTGCCACACTCGCCAACAATGTTGCCACTGCTGTCAATGCGGACCCAATCTTGATCCAGCCAATCTTGTAACTTGCCCATTAGCGACCTTTCCTTTTGCCGCCCTTAGCTTTTTTGGCATAGTTGGGATCTTTACAGTATTTGCTGGCTGCCAAATTGGCATATGCAGAGGGGTAGGTATCAAAAGTTCGTTTTGCCCACGCTTTACCTTCTGGACAAATTTTGCTGCCCTTACTTTTTTTTGAAGCAGAGCCGCCGTTTCGTAGGTAGGTCAGCCCTCTCATCCTATCTTTAGAAGCCATAATTACCCCACAAACCTGTTAATCACGGGTGTAGTTATGATTAAAAGAGCTATCCCCCAAATCTTCATATCTAAACGATCTAAAGACTTTTGTTGGTTGTCTAGGCGCTCCTCAATCCTTTCATACCGTAAAGCACACTCCGCTTCATGTTTTTCCAAACGCGCAGTCAAGCCTTGTCCAGACAAAACCTCTCTAACGTCCATGACTACCAAGCCTTACAAGACCAATACCGCGCCGAAAATTTATCCTTTGCTGTATCACAATTGTGACGCGCTCTAAAATTACTTCTGCGGCCCGGCTGTGATTTTTTAATCGACATATTTGGGTCGCCAAAACGAACAAGCTTTATTTCCTTACCTTTTTTAGCCAAAACCGCACTTTTCTTAGACTTTCCGGGCGTTTTTTTCGGCTTGTTATAGCCTGAAAAAGTTTCTCCTC